GATCCCGTCCCGCCCGCTCCCCGGCTGGTTCGAGTCCATGCTCCTCGGCAAGGACAACTCGGACAACCTGATGTTCGTCATCTCGTGGGTCACCCGCATCAACACCACGATCGCTCGGTACAACATGACCGACACCGATCGCCTCGGTGCGGCCCGCGTCCTGCACGCCGGGATCGCCGTGTTCAAGCCCGAGTTCCTCAACATCTGGGAGAACCTCTGATGCCTCTCTCCTCAACCTGTCAGATCTGCGGGACCGCGAAGCCGATGGCCGAGTTCGCTGCCCCGTGGTGCTCCGGCTGCGATACCGCCGGCAAGGCCGGGGGCAAGACCTTCTCCGAGGCCAACCCCGACGCCTCCGAGTCCGACATCATGTACGCCGAGCGCATGGCCCGGCAGGCGCGCGCCCACACGGCGCACCGCAACTTCGTCGACCCTCGTGACTTCAGTTCCACGCGCGGTGTCATCCCCGTCGCTGGCGACGTTCGCCCGCGTCTCTGAAAGGACCCATGGGTCTCGATCCTCGTGAGTACGACATGCCAGCCCTGATCTCTCAGCGGCTGAAGACGACCAAGCAGCACGCGGAAGTTCCCGACGCATCGGACGCAGTCGCGACGATGAAGTACTGGGACAACTACCGCGCCAAGGAGCGGGCCCGCATTGCCGGCCTCCGTCTCCAGACGGACGACGAGGGAATGCTCTCGCCCGACGAACTCGCTCGGGTCGGGGTCACGATCGGCGAGATGCCGACCGTCCGCACCCTCTGGGAACGCGAGGTCACGAACCACCTCGAAGACATCTACCGAAACGGGGCGACCCCGGACATGGTTCTCCTCACGCCGGAACTGGCGCTGGAGCACGGTGTCATCGGTAAGGGACGGTACAGATGGCTCAAGTTCAAGCAGCGACTCCGTGGGATGCTGAGGCTGAAAGGCTCCTCTGGCGCTCGATCTGCGCGCCCAACTCATGGTACGCCGCCGACGGTGTAACGCCCTCGACGAACGCGCGCTCCCTGTGGCACTTCCTCCGCCACGCATGGGGCGCGGAGCACTACCTCAAGTCGCACCCGGCTGAACCCCAGTGGCTGTACGAGCCGATCCACGTTCCGTACACCTCATGGCTTCAGAAGCACCTGCTCGCATGGAAACTCCACGCGCTCTCGGGCGTCCCCGAGCAGTACAACATCATCTCGCTCCTCCCGCGTGGGTTTGGTAAGACGGTCTCTTCAACGAAGGCCGGCTCGCTCTGGACTCACCTCGATGACCCCGACATGACGACCCTGATCCAGTCGGCTACTGACGAACTGTCAGGCGACATCCTCGGGTCGATCCTCGCGGTCTGCGGCGGCGGCAAGAACCACGACCCCGACTCATGGTTCGTCTGGCTGTATGGCGACTGGGTCACGGGCGCATCAGAGAAGCAGAAGGCGTTCATCAAGCACGCCTACCGTCGGGCACGCAACATCGGCGAGCCCTCATTCGACGCTTCTTCTGCCGGCATCGGCGCGACCGGCTATCACCCCCGCCAGTCATGGTGGGACGATCCTCTCGAACAGGAGAAGATCAAGAAGGACCGTTCCGCCTACCTCCGTGGGCAGAAGGCCGCCTTCATGTCATCCGCGAACGCCCTTCACCGTAACGGCCTCCGCGTCCTGACCTGCACCCGCTACCTCGACGATGACGTAGCCGGCTACCACATGCACGAGGACGGCGTCGCCTCATGGACCGGCATGGACTGTCCACACATGTCCATGTTCGACAAGGTCCCCTTCGGCCAAGGCATCTGGCATGTCTTCTTCTGGCAGACCGAGGACGAACTCACCGGTCAGCCGACGCACCCGAAGCTCTGGACCGTCGCTGAGATTCGCCGACGCAAGGCGATCAATGCGGAAGAGTTCGCGGGCCAGCAGCAGAACAACCCCGGCGCTTCCGAGCACGCGCCCCTCGTCGAGTCACAGATCCCGTGGCTCTATGTCTCGTACCCGGACTTCATCTGGGACGTGACGGTCGAGTGGGCGACGATCCACATCGACACGGCCTTCAAGAACAAGGAGAACATCGGTCGCGGGGACGACTCCGCCATCGTCGTATGGCTCAAGGACGCACGCAACAACGGTGTTCTCTACCTCGACACTGAACTCCTCCGTGCCTCGAACGAGTGGCGCGAGGAGGACTTCAACGCCGAACTCATCAAGGTCTGCCTCAACCTCCGTCGTCGTGGCATCTTCATCCGCGCGATCACGGACGAGACCGAGCCCGGCGGCAAGGAAGGCGTCTACAAGAACCGCATCCTCGGGCTGCTCCGCACCGCTGGCTTCCAGTTCGGTGAGGAACAGTTCATGCAGTTCAACCGCATCAAGGACAAGAAGGCCCGCATCCGTACTTCGGCCGGTCACTGGTCTGGTGGTTACGCGCGCATCCTCCTGAACAAGGGCGAGTGCAAGTGCCCACCACCACAACTCGATCCGAAGACGAACAAGGTCATCTACGTGCAGTGCCCACACTTCATCGTTCCCCCGGTAGTGCGTAAGATGGTCAACCAGATCCTCAAGGTTGACACGGTGTCTCACGACGACCTTGCCGATGCAGCGGCTGACGGCTTCGCCCCGAAACTCTGGCGACCGCCCGACACGAACCCCGGACTCGTCCAGTCCGAGGGAACGATCGTTCGCCGGCCGTGGGATGATGACCTGAAGGACATGGGCAAGCCCATGTCGAATGAAGAACTCCTCACCATGATGGCCGACCGCGATGAACTCCGTGTTGCGGGGTATCTCGAAGATGGCATCCGTGGATTCGAGGAGGACAACTGGGTTCCTCCACGGGAACCCGTATGACGGAATCGCGCCGTGAAATGTCGGGTGAAAGACCCGAGTTCCCCTTGTGGTTGGCGCGGTCAACATAGCGGGCAGGTTGAGTAACCAAGCCGGGCTCATATCCCGGACCATCGTGGTGACGACTCCACGGCCCGCTACCATCTTCGGACAGTAGCTCAATGGCAGAGTACGTGGCTCTGAACCACGGGGTTGCAGGTTCAAGTCCTGTCTGTCCAGCCATCACAGAAAGGACGCCCATGCGCGTCATCGTGTTCGACATCGAGTCCCGCCTCTGGGCGGAAGACCTCGACCCGAAGGACAAGGAACACGGATGGGAACTCCTGCGCCAAGGCAAGGGGGGCGCATCCGCGATCGCCCTCTACGACACGCAGGAAGAGTGGCTCTACACGTACGACGATCACGAGTCCGAGGCATGCGCGCTCCACGTCGAGCGGGCCGACCTCCTCGTGGGCTTCAACTCTGAAGGCTTCGACGTTCCCGTGATGGAAGGGCTGGCTCACCGCCGGCTCCGCCTACGCCGGCACTTCGACATCTACTCCGCCCTCGCTGCGGCCTGTGCCTCTCGGGGCATACGGACCGGCAAGGGCGACCTGACGCTTGACCGGATCTCGAAACAGAACCTCGGTCGAGGGAAGATCGAACACGGCGGCAACGCCAAAGAACTCGCGCGCACCGGCCGCTACGGAAAGCTCTTCCGCTACTGCGGTGACGATGTGCATCTCACCTACGACCTGTTCATGAAGATCGTCGACGACGGCGGTCTCATCGGCCCCGGCGGTAACTTCTACCGCCTACCGCTTCCGGTCGACCTCAAGAGGGCTACATGATCTCTGCGCTGGCGATCCAACGGGAACCATCCGACTACGCCTACAAGCAGCAGATGGCGAACATGGTCATCGACTGCCTCCGCTACTCGGAGTCCCAGTTCAACGGCATCCGCTCGAAGTGGCCCCGGCTCTACGACCTCTGGCGTGGTTCGTGGTCCGGCCGCTTCCATCCGCACAAGAACAACGTCCACATCCCGCTGATCTTCTCGGCGCTGTGGGCTGACGCCGCCCGCAAGGCCGCGTCTTCGCTGTCGTCCTACCCGCCCGTCAACTTCATGGGCTACGGGCCGGACGATCGCAAGATCGCGCAGAAGCAGGAAGCCCTGAACGCCGCGCAGATGAAGGACGATAGTGCCTTCCTCAAGCAGGTTGATCTCCTCGTGGCGTCCGGCCTGTACGGCGTGGCCGTCATGCAGATCGGCTGGAAGCGCGACGAGCAGACCCGGATCATGGAGCAGATCGACCGCATGCCCCTCTCGGGCAAGGTCGTTCGCCATATCCGCAAGGGCAAGGTCGTCATGTTCGACGGTCCCGAGTCCATCATGGTCGACCTCCTCGACTTCTTCCCGCAGCCGGCCGTCTCGCGCCTGCGCGACATGAAGTGGGTGGTCCGCCGGTACTTCCTCGACCTCGACGACATCCGCTACCTTGCGGAGATCGGCACCTTCGACAAGTCCGAAGTGGCCCGCATGGAGCGCGAAGGCGCGATCGGCGGTGGCAACTCCGAACTGGTCACCTCGATCCGTCGCTTCCAAGTCCGTACGGGCATGGACGACGAGACCGCGCGCTACATGGACAAGTACGCGCGTCCGATCGAGATCCTTGAGTTCTGGGGGCGCGTGCCCTCGGAGCTTTCGCCCGATGGCGACCTGAACCGCGTCGTCACCGTCGCGAACCGCCGCTACCTGATGCGGAACCGGCCGAACCCGTACAACCACGGGCGTCTGCCGTTCCTCGCGTTCTCGCCCACCCCGGACCCGCACTACTTCTACGCGCCCGGCAAGGCCGAGATCATCGAGAAGCTCCAGATCGTCGGCAACCGCTACCTGAACCAGAGCCTCGACGCGGCCGATCTGATGATCGACCCGATGTGGTTCTACGATCGTGGCGCTGGCCTCATCACCCGCAACCTCTACAGCCGCCCCGGCCGCTTCATCGGCCTCAACGGCAACCCCGCCAACTCGATCATGCCCATGAAGACGGACATGTCGGGCCTGACGGTCGCAGACAACAAGATCGCACAGGTGCGCGAGTTCGCACAGATGGGCACCGGCCTCGTCGATGACGCGGTCATGGGCATGGGTTCCGACAGTCGCCAGACCGCCCGCGAGTTCGTGGGCCGGCGCGAGGCTGCTGGCACCCGTCTGATGCTGGAGTCACGCATCTACGAAGAGACCATGCTGGAGCCGCTGGCGAACATGTTCAGCGCACTCTCGAAGCAGTTCTTGGAGCCGCCCATCGAGGTGATGATCCTCGGAGACGGCGCGCAGTTGGACCCCGACACTGGGATGCCGATCCCGGCATCGAGGGAAGTCCTCAGCGGCTACGACCTGTTCCCGAGCTACCAAGCGCGGGCCATGGGCGCGACGATGGGCCTCAGCAAGCAGATGCAGCAGCAGAACCTGCTCTCGCTGCTTCAGGCGCTCTCGTCTCCCCTCGGGCAGTCGCTGATGGGCCAGATCAACGCCGTGAACTTCTTCCGTGGCATCTTCCGTGTGTTTGAGGTCCCCTCGATCAACGATATCTTCACCCAGAACCCGCAGCTTGCGGCGATGGCGCAGAACGCGGGCGGCATGCCCGGCATGGGCGCGCAGGGTATTCCGACTTCAGGGGCGATCGCCAATGGCGGTCCGTCCGTGATCCCCGGCATGCCCGGCATGAACTCTGCCGGCGCAGGTTCCCCTGCCACACTGCTCATGCCCCCGAGCATCGGCGCGATGTCACCGTCGGCAACGACGATGCCCGCGATGAACCACGCCTGAAAGGATGGCACCCATGGCAGCCCAACGCGGTGACTTCCGCGAACTGTTCGACCTTCGCCGGCTCGACGAGCGCCAACTCGGTCAGATCGAGTTCGTGCTCAACAGCCCGGCGTACGAGGACAGCTTCAAGCGATACATGCTCGACATCATCCAGAGCATGAACAACATGTGGAAGGACCGGTCGCGCGAGCGACAGGACCGCTACCCCGACGAGTTTCTCGCGGGCGGCGTCTGCTTCGGCGAGGGGCTCCTGAAGTTCTTCACCCTCCTGATCCACGAGACTTCCATGGAGCGTATCCACGAGGCCATGGCGAAGGCCATGTCCAACGATCAACTGTACGACGCGCGTCGGAACGCCGGGCTTGTCCGCCCGGTCGTCGGCATCAACCAAGTGCCGGAACCGACCGAGGGAGAAGCAGACCCAGAGGAATACTGATGGGAACCCCACGTACCAACCCCATGCAGAACTTCGCGGCCCGACAGGTCGCGAGCACCGAGGACATGGCAGATCTCGCCAAGCGTTCCGGGTTCCACATGGTCGAAGGCGACCTCAACAACCTTGCCGAGAACCGGCGCACCGCAGCGGGGATGCCCCCGAAGGCACCAACCGTGCCCTTCGGACCGCAGCCTCTCGTGCGGGCCAAGGTGACGCGGCAGCAGGCGGTCACGCGCAAGGCGCAGCCCGGCGATCAGCCCGGTTCGGAGAACAGGTAACATGCCCTCGAACGAAGTCTTCAAGAAAGGCAAGGCCGGCGAGCTACACTCCGGCAGCAAGAACGGCCCCATCGTCAAGCACGGGTCCGCGCAGGAGAAGGCCATCTTCCTCTCGGAGAAGGCCAACGAGGCGGAGCACGGCGGCACATACGTGTCCGGCGGCGACCGCAACCCCCTAGCCGGCACACGTCGGAAGCGGGGCAAGTAGTCCAACTGCGGGACGACCCCGCAAGGAGACACAAGTGGCTCAGTCCAGAGAAGAGGCAGCACTGCACGAACACATCATGCGTACGATTGTCGTGCCCGAAGTCATCGTCCCGATCGCTGCCAACGGCGGCCGTCAGGGACTCGCATCACAGGAACAGATCAACACCTTCATCGACGGACTACCCGGCGGTGCAGGAGCACCCGGCAGTGCAGCAGCACCAGCGTCTCCGGTACAGGGCGGACCACCCGCGCCTGTCGCCGCTAAGACGGCTGTGACGGCTGACCCGGCCAAGGCGGACAACTTCACCTACGAGCAACTGGTCGCCGGATACGAGGCGTTGCGTGACCCCAAGTCGGGTCTCATCGCCAACAAGTATCCGAGCGTCGCGGAAGCGATCAAGGGTGGTGTTCACCTCACACACATGGCGAAGAACGCCCTCGCGGAACGTGATCTGCTCTTGGAGCAGGTCCGCACCCTCGAAGCGCGCGTCGCCAATCCCCCCGTTGCGGCCCCCACCGCAGCGGCTCTGAAGCCCGCGCCCACGGCGGCCGTTTCGCAGACGGCGGTCGATCAAGCGCAGGCACGTTACGACAAGGTGCTGTCGGACATCAGCGAGAGCGGTGGCGTTCTCGACGCAGAGTCCTCGAAGCTGTTGAGCAAGGCGAGCCGCGAACTCGCCGAGGCGACGGCCAACTGGAAGGTGGAGGAGAGGTTCGCAGCCCGTGACGACGCGGGCAACGCGGACAGAGCGGCATGGCGCGAGGTGGACTCCTACATGAAGGAGAAACACCCGGCGGCAGAACGCTTCTCCGAGGAGGTCGCGGTCTTCATCGACGGCGACCCGCTGGTCAAGCGCGCAGTGCAGGCACTGCTGGCGCAGGGGGATCGGGTTGGCGCAACCGAGCACGCATGGGTGAGCTTCGAGCGAGCCCACGGCGCACAGGTTGTCGCAGCCGATCATGCCAAGGCGGAGGCCACGGAGGCCGATCTCGCCGCGCGTGAACAGGTCCGTCAGGAGCAGTTGAGGATCGCTCGCAAAGATGCGGGCGTCATCAGCGGTTCCGCTGGCGGTGCTGGTGCCCATGAGAACAGGGGTGCGACTGGAGCCTCCCGCGAGGAGATCGAGTCCGCCCGCGAACGGATGCGCCGTGAGGGTGAAGCCCCCGGCAGTCCCGGAGCGATGCTGTTCCGCAAGATGGTCATCGGACCGTCG